TTAGGTCTTCCAGGCATCTCTCAGCCCTTTAAAGCCGTTTTGACGCGCTGGACAACCGCCAGCACCTTCTCGCGGATTAAAGCCGCCAATAGCTTAATTTGTCCCATGTTTGAACCTCTCTGCTGCTGTTGAGTTGAACTTGAACTCGGTAGGCTCATTGTCGCTGAATGTCAGGTCATTTTCAAAGTCATCAAATCCTGTTTCGCCACCCAGCTTGGTAGAGCTGAACTTGGTGACTTGTGCTGTTGGGATCATGGCTTTGATCTTGATCACCTCTTGAACGATTGGCTCGACCATGAAGACCTCCAGCTCTTCCATGCTCCAGATGTGCTCGTCCCGCAGATCTGTTCTGGATGTCTGGATTGCTAAAGCCTCGGCCTGCGTTCTGGTGACCACCATGATCTGACCGTTATCCATCTCCCACTCGATTCTCGGAATATCTTTCCCCGCTGGCTGGAACCCTGCTTCGGTTGCCTTGGCATCCAACACGCCAAACGCCCTGATCATTCCCGCCACCGCAGAATCAAACTTAATCTGATCCTTTGCCACGATGAACTGGTGAACTCGACTGTTCTGCACCCAGAATTTCTCTCTGACATCACTGTCTACTAAAGTAATCAGTCGATTTTCTCCCCACTTCCTATCGCTGGCCGCCTTCACCGCCTCCAGTTCCACCAACTTTGCTTGAACGTGAATCGTCCAAAGATCTGCGCGCTCACTTGGTATCGCCACCAATGGAAGCTGATTCGGTTTTCTCGTTTTCTGTTTCGTTGCCATCTTCATTCCTTGGTTTGGTTACATGATCCATTGGTTACAAATCATCGAGTCTTAGACTCTCGATTTGTAACTGTAACCATGGACGGTACAAATCGTTACATTTGTAACTGTTTGTAACCTGTAACCTGTTTGTTTATACAGTATCAATACTCGTCTTCTGACTGATCTTTCGACTCCAGCCAGACCAATTTATCCCTGATTCCGATCAGACCAGCATCTTGCAGTCGTGTCTTCGCACGGCTCCATGCGGTCTTAAAAGTGTTCTTATCCTCATCAGTGCACCCCATCTTTTCCCACAATTCCTGCCGCCATTCCTCCAAATTGACGGCCATGCGCTGTTTCTTGTCTACGAACTTAATTATTCCTTTGCTTCTGACAACTGTCTCAAGGCAGAGCATCTCCAGTCGCTGGTTTTTGCCGTTTCCAGCATGTCCTTTGGTGGTCTTTGTGTTGGTGTTGAGTGCCTCATCGCTGGCTTGGACCGCCAAGCTGACCACAGGGTCGAGGCCGAGGCTTGAGCTGCTGATCTCTATTTCGACCATCTCAAACCCATATCTGATCCCATCTTGGCCGTCCTTCTGCTTGGTGAGGCTGATGAGTCCTTTGGCCTGATCCTCAAATCTCAGGATCTCAAGCTGGGTGTCTACGGCGCCAAGCAGGCTTGAGTGACCGCGCAGCCCTTTGGCCAAGTCCTTCCCGCTGTGGTGCAGCACCATCAATGCGCAGGCCAAGAACTCTTGGATCTTGCCCATGCTGGTGATAAATGAACCCATGGCGTCTGAGTCGTTCTCGTTGCCGCCGCCAAAGGCTCTTGCCAATGTGTCAATGATGAGTAACTGGAACTCAATGCCTGTTGTCTCCACCAACTGGACCACGGCCATCATCAGCGCGTTGAAGTCCTCGGCGCTGGACCTCAGGTTGAGCTGATGCCTGATGACGTAGATCGGCGCCCCTTTGGGCGTGCTGTGGTGGATCTGGCACGCCTTGATCCGCGCCCCCATACCGCCAAAGCCTTCACCGCAGATATATAAGACTGCGCCCTGCTTCTCTACTTCATTGCCCATCCACGGCCTGCCTGTGGCTATTGCCTCGGCCATATCGAGGGCGATGAATGACTTGAATGAGCCTGGTGGTCCGAAGAGGGCAGAGAACGATTTGGTGGGCAGGATGGAATGAATCATCCACTCGACTGGCTCGTCCTGTATGTCGTCCCACGCCTCAATGTTGACTGTCTTTGGCGGCTTGGCTTCTTTGGCTTGGGTTTGCTTGGTGGCTGGCTCTCCCGCAAACTCATGCTCAATTTCAGCCTGTTTCTTTACATGATCTGCGTCTGATGTATAGATTTCGCTGTTTTTTGTACTTGATGGCACATCCAGCTTCAGCGCGTTGAGTCTTTCGGGGACCGTTACATCCTCAATGCTCGTCACCTTGAACGCCGCCTTGACCAGTGCCACAAGGTCATCTCTTTGCTTGTTGTACTGGTGGACGAACTCGTAGGCGTCTTCCTTCTCGTTTTGGAGTTGTAAATCTACAACCTTGACGTTCTTGGCGATGGGCAGGATGGCTTCCACGGCCTTCTGCGCGTAGCGCCAGCCAGGCAGATCGTTGTCGGGCACTATCACCACATTCGCGCCAGCGAAGTACTCTGTGATGGCCTCGGGCCAGCTTCCCGCACCGGTGTGCGCCGTTGTGGCCGTGACGCCAATGCTTATCAGCGCGTCTGCGGCCTTCTCGCCCTCCACCACATAGATGATCCTGCCCGCCGTCTTCGCGTCCAGCAATTCGGGTAACTTGTAGGGGACTATTCTGGCGTCTCCAAGCGTTGGATGTCTGCGGCCATCGGAGTCCACCTTGTACAGGCGGTATGTCTTGCCCGACTCGCCAATCTTCATGCGTTGCTTGACGAACACCGTGGTGCGGTTTTCGTCTTGGTACTCCCATTCCTGATCAAACTTGATTTGCGGCAAAGGCTTGATATTTGCCAGCGGGTCTGGTCTCTCTTCCAACTCTGGCAGCAGTCTCATGTCCTTGATGGTGTTGAAGACGTCTTCCTGAGTGCACCCACCGTGGCAGTGGAACAAGGGTTTGCCGTCATCGTTGATGCTGATGCTGAGTGAGGGATTCTTGTCTCCATTGCCCTTGCCGTGGCCTGGCACTGGGCAACTTGCTACCCACTGGCCGTTGGCTTTCTTTGCGTTGCCGAGCTGCTTGGCTATTTGTTCTGCTTGCATATTGCCTCAACTTGTTCGATGCGTTGCCCAATCCACGCCATGACAGGCACTGCCATGCTGTTGCCCAGCGCCTTGTAGCGTGGGCCGTCTGGCGTTGGCTTGTTCTTTGATTTGATGTCTGTGTAGCTGTCAGGGAAGCCTTGGAGTCTCTCGCATTCAACAGGGGTCAAACGGCGCACTGCCATCATTGGCGTCAGAACCGCATTGCTGTCTGCTTGGGTGCTTAGTGTTGGAGATTGCTCCTCTGCAAAACCAATACCACGAGCCTTTGCGCCCATCGTGTATTTGAATGCTGAAGATGTTGGCTGCATCACAGTCGGCCCTGTACCTGTGCCATCTGCCCTGCTTGTCAAAGGAACAGCCACATCGCCTGTAATTGCGGCGTTGTATATGTCTGTGCCTACTGCCACCGCCAAGTTACCTTGGGCATTACCAGCAATACGCATGGTTGGAGTTACATTGATTTGCGAGTCCATCCCGTCATCACATCCGCTGAATGCGATTGGAGCTGCCACCCCATGCTGATCAGTCTTTGTGAGACATGGCGCAATGTCATGCATTGGCTCTGTGGCGTTGCCACCATTCTCAGGCTTGCGGCCTATCCAATTGCCAGGTATGCCGTAGGCGGGTTGCACAACATAAGCAGGGTTTTGTGTTTCACCACCGGCACCAGTATTTTTTGTAATCGTGCTTGATATCTCATCATTAACGATATGTCCAATGGCAGGCGTTGAAAAAGTGTGGGCCGGAACAAACATGGGACAACCAGCATTGACATGCTGATTCTCCAAACCTTGTTTTGTTCCAAAGGTTGTGTCAAGTGTGCTGCTAATATCAGCAGGCCAACCTACAAGTTCTCCGTGGTTGTTACGACTGATTCCAGTGCGCGCTGTAATTGTTGCGGAAGCACCTTCCCTCTTTTCTCTGCTCGGCGCAGGATTCCCTGACAAGCTGTGGCGCTCAAAAAGTACCGCTGCTGCACGTCTCCAGTCTCCAAGGTATCCGACAACGAACACACGGCGGCGTCTTTGGGCCACTCCGAAGTACTGAGCGTCAAGCACCCTGTATGCGAACCCATACCCGCATTCTGCCAACCCTCCAAGGAAGCTACCAAAGTCCCGTCCTCCATTGGAGGACAAAACGCCGGGGACGTTCTCCCAGACCAGCCAGTTGGGGCGATATTGTTTAGCAATGGCAAGATAGGTAAGCATGAGGTTGCCACGTGGATCATCCAATCCTTTTCTGAGTCCTGCGACTGAGAATGACTGGCAGGGTGTTCCTCCGACGAGAAGATCGACATTTGATTCAATTGACCACTCCTTAAATTTCGTCATGTCGCCAAGGTTTGGCGTTGATGGATAGTGATGTGCCAGCACCTCTGATGGGAATCTCTCGATCTCCGAATAGGCCACAGCCTCCCAGCCAAGGGGATGCCATGCCACTGTTGCCGCCTCAATACCACTGCAAAGTGATAGATATTTCATGTTGTGTTTTTTATGAGGAAAAAAAAGCCGAGGCTGTTACACCTCGGCACTTGACTGATGTCAGTTAAAACATTTCGTCTTCACTGGCGGCCACAGCAGCCGCCGCAGGCGCTGGC